GCGCTATAGAGCCAAAACCACCGGCTTCTTTGGCTGATTCGGTCCACATATCAGAGATAGCGCCAATAATAGGCGCTGTTTCAATGGCTAGCGTTTGCCCAAAGCTATGTGTGGTTTTTTGTGCTTTATCAAATGCATCATTCGCCATTTCAACTTTAGCTGCATCGATGCGATCAAACGTCATGCCTAAGTCTTCAGCTTCCTGCATCATGGCATTGATGCCTTCAGCACCGGCGTCCATCACGTTGATCATCTTAACGCCTGACTTACCCATTAAACTCTGTGCGATGTAAACCTTTTGGCTTTGATCTTCAACATCTTTTAGCTTGTCAGCAATAACTTTAAATTGCTCTTCAGGCGCTAAACCTTGCAAGTCTTTAATTGATAGGCCTAAGCCATCAAGTGCATACTTAGCTTCCCCTGTGCCAGTTTGAGCTACCTGCCCTAGCCCCTGCTGCATCCGCTGCAGCGACTTTGTAAGCTCTTCGTTTGTCGCACCATATAGGTTAGCTGCATGCTGTAAACCACCAAGCGCTTGTGTTGTTATCCCTAATCTATCAGCGGTTTTTGCTTGCAAGTCTATAAATTCAGCATTTTTAGCATATATAGAGGCATACGCAGCAACACCAGCAGCACCAAAGCCAACCATTGCTTTTGTGCTTGTACCCACCAATTTCCGAGTTTTATCAGCCCAAGATTGCGTGTTTTTAGTGGCTTTTTTCAATTCAGCCGACAACTTGCCACTTTTACCGATCAAGTCGATAGTGAGTGTTGCAATTGATGACATAGTTAAGTTCTCTTCCGTTGGCGCCAAGGACAGGTATTTAAAAACGCTTCTGTTTCACGTTGCTTTTTATTTTGTTCAATTTTGCGCTGCTCTGAACGGTCAAACGTTAGCCCCATTTTTAACCCTTGATGGACTAATCGAAGTTCAAGTTCTTCTGCCGGCAAACGTGAATGTAATTCGTAGATTGAGCAACCTAAGTTATCTGCTAAATTGCAGAGCGCGTGTAACTCAGGCTGCTTTTTTAGTTTTTTTCAATAGTTTCAAGGTTGTCTTGAGATAGATTTGTGAAGAACAAGCCTGTTGTGTGGATCATGCCAAGCTGCTCTACGTCCATTAGTTTCGGCAGCTTTGCAGCTTCTTTATCATCATACTTTCCATGGAGCATATAGTAGGTATTTCGCTCAGCAAGTTTTTCTAGCTTTTTGGGATCAGCATTTTTATCTGAAAACAGCTCTCTTGCTTTTACTTCATCAATAGCTGGCAATCGATGTAATTCAACCTTTCCAATACCTTTTACGTCAAATACGCGGGTAGACGTAGCAAGTCTTCCCGCCATAATATCTGCTGCTGTAATCATTAAGCACCCGCACTAACTGATGAAAAATTAACATTTTGGAGCTTGCCGATGCATGCAAACATTTGTTTGCCTGTTTCTTTGCCTGACTCACCTGAAAAGTAATCTTGTGGGACCAGTACAAACTCAATCACTCGCCCACTGGCCCGAGTAATTTTCATGCTGATATTTGTGCCAGCTTCAACCTGATCAGTAAATGCTTTTTGGTCCGCATTCCCTGGTATATCACGCATAACTAATTCAAAGTCTTGGTCTTCAGGAAGTGCTTTTTCGTAGTATGAACGACGAGTCATACCTATATCTGTGTCATCTTCAAACTGCTTTCCTGAGTTCACTTGTGGGATAACATCAATACCTGGTAAAAACTTATCAACGACCTCTTCGCCCGTTGAACAAAATTGTAATGTTGAACCATGTGAGTCAACGGTATCGGTTGCAAGCTCTGTTGCTGGAGTTGGATCTGGCATTTCACACCTCGTTATTTATGTTGTGGTAATAAAAAATATACTCGTATGACTCACGGTATAGTTTTGAGTCAGTATAAAAATCTGGAATACGGCGCTGTTTAAGTGCTAACTGCACATTCACGTGCGTATCGGAAAACCCTTTTTTGTTAAAAGTAACTTCAATTTGCTTTGCTATTGCCTTAGCGTTAGCGGGTAATTTGCTGTAACAATCAAATTGCACGAATGCTTCGCTTTGATTATCTTCCATGTGAATTTCTATTGGTGTTTCATCATCAATCACAGTCAGAAAGATGTAGTTATCTTTGCTGTTATGATTTTCTGTCAGATGAAAGTTATCCCCAATGAGCGCCATCAAAGCTTGTGATGCTAAAGCTTTTTTTCTTATGCTATTTTCTATCATTTTGCTTTGTTCTTTTTAGCTATGCGGCGTTGTGCCATTTGAATTCGTTTAGCTAAGCGATGATTAATAACCACCACAACTTGATTCGTGCGCTTTTTAAATGAGTTGCGAATAAACGGTTGGGCTTTTTGCCGTGTGGTACCGTACTCAACTTGAACAATGTAAGGCACTTTAAATGCCCCAACTTTTACAAGTGATACCACACCTTTACCAAAGCGCTTTGTTTCTGCACCTGTTCGATTTGTGCTGGCGCGAATTTTAATGCGAGACTTTAAAAAACCTGGGCGTATTTCTACTTTTTGACCGCTTTTAGTTTTAACTATGCGGGCAAGTTCAGATTCAGGCGCATTACGTTGCATACCTTGCTGATATTTCACAGCACCTTCACGGATAGCGCTTGTCATAATGCCTGTCGCTTTTTTCGCACCTATCTCTTTAGAAATATCCTGTAATGCTCGTTCCATTTGCTTTAAACCCGAGATATCAATTCCTGCATCAAGCATTGGTGATCTCCTTTACAGCAATAATATTTTGAATATTTTCGAAATCTTGATTTATTGGTTCACCAATAATTTCAAATTGGCGCTGCTTAAATGTGATTTGGTGGGTTGCTTTAATTTTACTGCTATAACGACAGGTGATTGTATGGGTAACCTCCCCCATTAACTGGCCGCTTTGCTCTAGTTCTTTAGACGCTCCAGTATGAATGTTCACCCATTTAAAAAATTCATGCGCGAAAGAGTCCGTATTGTAGCCGTCATCTGACTTGGTATTTTTACCAAAGCTTACTTTGCAGTTGTATTTAGCAGCTGGCATGGTTTTCATAATAGCTCTACCGCTAATTCGTTTGCGATTGCTTTAAATGCATTTGGCATGTCATAAAGTTGCACTGGTGCAGTGTCTTCACGGTTTCTAAACCAATCAGCCACTAAAATTAAAATAGCTTGTTTCGCAAGGTCGTATTTGTCTTTGTCAATTAAGGTATTTGCGTCAACTTCATCATTCGCCACAGCTGCATGACCCATGATGCATTCTATTTGTACTGCATCTGCAACTTTAAAACCGACAGCTGGCCAGTTGCCGCCTAATTTAGGTGTAATGGTGGCTGTTAAGCCATGTTCTACAACGCGATACTCTGTTTGATCGAGCGTTACATATTGCCCCAATGTGTTTATGTATTTAATTGATGTGATGCTCCTAAGCGGCGCGGTTGGTAAAACAACTTCCTTACAGAATTTAGGCATAGCAAATTGCCATGTTTGTTCTACGAGTAAACGGCCTGTGCGTTGTTCAAACCGTTTTCGCGCTCTCGGTACCAAAGTTTGCAAATAATCATGGTGATCATCATCTGCATAAGTATGTGCTGCCAATTCTTCTACGGTGAATGGCTCAATCAAAGGTGCCTGGATTAGCTTTCGGAGCATTTTCATTGTTGTTACTCTTCGCCGTCAGGATTGTCGTCAGTGTCACTCTCTGCGTCTTCACCTGTCGCATTAAGATCAACAACTTCAACTTCTAGCTCTTTGCTGCAATACTCTACCGCTGCTTTGTCACTCGATAACTCACCAACCTTTATAAGGGGTTCAAGTAACTCAGCATCACCTTTTACAAGTGCGTTTGGCTCAAAAGGTTGACCAGCAATCACGCATGCAACCAGTACACGTGCAGTAATTTGTTTTTTAGCTGCCATGGTTAAGTCCTTACTTAAATAAAAAAGCCCCTTTTCAGGGGCAATTGGAGCATCAATTAAGCGGCTGCATTTTGGTAGTACTTAACAGCACCACCTACATCGATGCAGCGGCCACCTGTACGCATAAACGCTAAGAAACCAACTTGGCCTTTGCGGCTATACGCACTGTCTGTGAAACGGAAGAACAGCATTTGTGATACATCACGCACAATGTATTTAGAGAAATCACCAAACAACACAGATTTAGCATTTGCTGCCATAGCAGGGATGTGTTGGTTCGTGGCATATGGCTTGCCCAAAATTGTATTTGGTTCAGCTGACTCAATACCCGGTAACCAAAGTGGGCGGCCTTGACTGTCTTTAAGCTTCTTAACAATTTTGATTGATGAGTCATTCATCATGTAACCGCACTTCATGCTACGGCGATAAGCAGGATCAACGCTGTGTTCTAGGTCAATAAGGTCATCTACAGTAATTGTGGCAATTTGGCCTGAACCGCCCACTTTACCTGCAGTGATATCTGCCAGAATACCGTGTGGCTTACCCGTACCATCACCATTAATAAATGCATCTTCTGATGTGCGGCCAATACGCTGGCCGATTAAGTTGTTAATGTAACCCTCAAGGTCAAATTGAGTGTCTTGCAACAATTGGAATGGCACTGCAATGACTTTTGAGCTGATCATATGCGTATCAATGTTACGCACACCGAATGAAGTATCTTCGTCATCTGCTGTGGCATTTTCTGCTAACCATTCACCTTGCTCAGCGGTTGCGTTTGCTGTAGGCCAAGGAATTGTAGAACCTGTTTGTGTAGGTACCACAGTGGCAAGTTCGCGCATGCCACCATAAGCTTTTAATGCCTGTGAAATACCAGGTGCAATTTCATCAGCAGTGAGGTAACCACCCTCTGAACCTTGGCCAGTGCTCATCGTATTTTTAGGGCTATCAATACGAGCTTGTACTGCAGCGCGTTGTTCTTCATTAAGCGCCGACATACCACCACGTAGCCATGTTGCGTACGCTGCTTTTTCTTGCTGAATTTGGTGCTCAGCTTCATCAGTAGAAATGCCGTTTTGGTCTGCGCGATCTTGAATGGTTTGCTTTGACTTAGCCTGTAAATCGAGCACTTTTTGATGACGGTCAAGCTCACCGTCTAATGCATCGATTTTATTAACCAGATCATCATATTTTTTCTGCTTATCATCAGTCCACGCTTCATCTTTTGGATGATCTGTGACTAATTGGTTTAGGGTGACAGCTAAACCTTTGCGCTGCTCCCGCTTATCTTGAATGCTAGGCATAATGTAT